CATCCTCTTTCTATTGTACCACTGGTGTAAATTTTCTCTTTTTGACTAGTCCTATTTATATGCTAACATCAACATAAGAGGATTGTAAGATGACACAAACAGAAAGAGTTATCAAGCACCTAAAGGAATATGGATCTATCACTCCTTTAGAAGCAATTAAAGAGTATGGAATCACTCGTTTAGGTGCTCGCATATGGGATTTAAGAGACTTGGGGTATGACATTGAAACGCAGACCGAGACTTCAAAAAATCGGTTTGGAGATAAAACATCATATGCCAAGTACGTATTAAAAGGAGGGGCTAAAAATGAATCTGTATCAAGACACTGATAAATACATTGTCGAGCATTATGGAAACCATGAAGAATGGTTAAAAAAGCGTGGACGTGGAATTGGAGGGTCTGATGCAGCGTGCTTCATGAATTTGAATCCATGGAAAACGCTTAATCAGTTATGGCATGACAAGAAGTTCGGTTCACAACAAATTACAAACGAGGCTATCGAGTATGGCAATACTGCAGAGCCTTGTTTAAGAACGTTATTTCAAGCCAAACATCCTGAGTTAGATGTGCAATACGTGGATAACGTTACATTGGTTTCTAAAGAACATGAGTTCTTGAGATACAGTCCTGATGGATTGATTTACAACAAGGAAACCGGTGAAAGAGGAATCTTGGAAATCAAAACATCTAAGATAATGAATCAACAGAGTTTAGATAAGTGGGGAACAAATGGGGAGAAAGCAGTTCCTAATAACTACTATTGCCAAACTTTAGAGGGATTGATCGTTACGGATTTCGACTTTGTTATTTATTGTGCAGAACTAAGATTTTTAAATGGCAAAGCATGGATAATAGAGCGTTCATACAGAAAAGAAGAAGCACTAGATAGTATGAATGAACTAAAAGAAAACATGTTAGAAAAGTGGGATATGTACTTTGTTAATGATGTAGAACCACCTATCCCATTGTCTATATAGAAAAAGAGGAGATGGAAATATGGAATTTAATTTAGAGGTTAGTGCAAAGGATGGAAAGGTTTATACAAATGCATCTGATTTATTACCCGAAATTCAGAATGGTTTAAAGCACTATGACTACGTAGTTGACGAAAACAACTACAAACAAGCAAAATCTGACAGAACTGCATTAAACAACTTAGTAAAGATTGTCTCAGACAAGCGTAAGCAAGTTGAGAATGATGTCTTTGCACAATGGATTCAGGATAAAAAAGACATTATGCAAGTCGAAAAGACTATCAAAGCAGCATCCGATAAATTGGGTGACGGTATCAATCAAGTTGATAAAGAAGAGAAAGAGTTAAAGCGTAATCAAATCAAAGAGTTATGGGAAAGCATGACGAACAACAAATATCCTTTTGAACTAGTTTTTGAAGAAAGATATTTGAACAAGTCTGTTAAGCCTAAAGAAATTGAAGAAAGCCTAAATAACAAGTTTCTTAAAGCAGAAGAACAATTATCTTTTATTGAAGCTTCACTTCCCGAAGATGAACTACAAGCAGAGCAAGTTATCCAATTGTTCTGTAAGACATTGGATTTAAGCAAAGCTACGGAACGTATCAACGAGATCAAGGAAGCTAAAGCAAAGCTTCAAGAAAAAGTAAATGCTCAGATTGAACAATCTAAGCAAGCTCAAATGGAAAGAGTAAATGCAGTTCCTGTTCAAACTCAAGTGAATGAGGTTCCAAGTCAAACAAAGCCTAACAGATATTGCGTGTTCAAAATGGAAGGCCCTATGGAAGAACTACAAGCGTACAATCCATTGTTGAACCAATTTATTAAAGAACACAACGTTAAAGTAACAATTTTAGAAAAGGGAGAGTGTTAACATGATTCAAAACAATATTGCTAAAAAGCCACAGGCTTCATTCGCATCTTACGTAAAGTCTGATGCAGTACTTGCAAATATCACAAAAACTTTAGGAAGTGCAACAAGAGGAAAGAAATTTGTTGCATCCATTATCAGTGCAGTTAATACGGATAAGAAATTAATGGAATGTGATTTTCCAACGATTATAAGTGCAGGAATCGTAGGTGATTCTTTGAACTTATCACCAAGTCCACAATTAGGACACTACTACATGGTGCCATTCAGAGACACTAAGAACAATCGTACAGTCGCTACATTCCAACTTGGATATAAAGGTTATCTTCAATTAGCTATTCGTTCAGGTCAATATAAGAAAATCAATGTTGTAGCAGTTAAAGATGGTGAATTGTTAAGCTATAACCCATTTACAGAAGATATTGAAGTAAGAGCAATTACAGACCCATTAGAACGTGAAAAAGCTCCTACTATTGGATATTACGGAATGTTTGAATTGACTAATGGTTTTACTAAATCAATGTACTGGTCAAAAGAAACAATGGAAGAACACGCTCAGAAATATTCTAAAGGGTATGCAGCTCATAAGGGATATACATTCTGGGAAAAAGATTTTGACGGAATGGCTTTCAAAACTATCTTACGTCAATTGATTTCTAAATGGGGAATCATGAGCATTGAAATGCAAACTGCAATTGAAACAGATATGTCATTTAAAGATGATGTAAGTTCTGAACCTGTTTATTTCGATAGTGAAGAAAATCAACAAGTAGAACAAGTTCAAGTATATCAAGAACAAACATATCAAGAACCAGAGGGCGTAAGTCTTGTATAAATCAAAACGTAGTAAAGCTACAGATATAGATTTAAAAACTAGAAAGTTGGTAAAAGAAAGAGACCAAATGTGCATATTTTGTGGGAGTACATATCGCATTGAATTAGCACATACAATTCTTTCAAGAAGCAATGGCGGACTAGGTTCTGAAAAAAACCTAGTCTGTGCTTGCCAACGTTGTCATAGAATCATGGACTCAGAAAGTCTTAAAGGCAAGAAATTGAGAGAGATTGCAATTAAGTACCTAGAGCGTATCTACGGAAACATTAGTGAAGATGAGGTGAAATATGCTAAGTCAAAATGAACTGTTGTTTAAATACAATCCATTCAAAATCAAGCATTGGAAAGATGAAGAAATTCAAGAACAATTAGGAATCCTAGTTGATGCTTATATCTCTGATGCAGAAACAGTAATGGAAATGGCGTTAAATGTCGAAAACCTAGCGAATCAAATGTTCTTGATTGGTGAAATGATAGCTAGGTTACAAGAAAGCTCGAACATCTTAAAAGCAGATATTGAGAACAAAATGAATCAAGCGATTTACGTAGAACGCAGCACATGGGAACGTGACCATGGAAAAGCACCTAGCATTAAATATTTTGAAGCTTTAGCAGGTCAAAAAGTATCTGAGGAAAAATCAAAGTTTGCAAAATTAGATAGCGATTTGAAACGATTCAAAACGGCTTATGAAAGTATTGAAGCTAAGATGAATTCGGAAAAGAAAAAAATCGAGGCTACTAAGTTTGAGATTGGAGGTGCGTAGGATGATTTTAGGTATTGATCCAGCAAATGAATACAGTGCATTTGTTGTGGTAGAAAATGATTTATCGGCAGTTGTAGATAAAGGGAAAATATCTAACTTGGAATTGCAAGAGAAAATCTCAAGTTGGAAAGCAGAAAATTATCCAATTGATTATGTAGCAATTGAAGGAATACAAAGTTTCGGTATGCCTGTAGGTCAAACAACATTTGAAACTTGTTACTTTATAGGACGCTTATTGCAGCAATTTGAATCTTTTGATATTTACCCAACGTTAATTTATCGAAGTGAAGAAAAAATGACTCTATGCCACTCTATGAAAGCGACAGATACAACTATTAGACAAGCTCTGATTGATTTATTTGCTAAAGATACTCCAAACAAGGGAAAAGGTACAAAAAAGAATCCTGGTTACTTTTATGGATTTAAAGCGGACATTTGGAGTGCCTTTAGTATCGTTTTGACGTTTCATACTAAATATATCGGAACAGAATGTTAGGAGGTGTGATGAATGGAAGAACAACTAAAATCATATTATGCGATCATTCCAGCAAACGTAAGATATGATAAAGATTTAGCTCCAAACGCAAAATTGCTATATGGAGAAATCACTGCATTATGCAACGAAAAAGGATATTGTTGGGCATCTAATCAATATTTCGCAGATTTATATCATTCTTCTATATCGGCAGTACAAAAATGGGTAAGTGCCTTAGTGAAAAAAGGATATATCAATCTAGAGCTTGTTTACAAAGAAGGAACGAAGCAAGTACTGCATCGAAAGTTATATATCACCCCTGGTGTAAATATTTACACCACCTCACATAAAAATTTATATGACCCTGGGGTAAAAAACTACACGCCCCCTGGTGTAAATATTTGCGTGGAGAATAATACATTTAATAATAAAAAAGATGTATATACACGCAAACACAAATACGGAGAATATCAGCACGTATTGTTAACTGATAAAGAACACACTCACCTAATTGAATTATATGGACCATCTTTGGATGAACATATAAAGATTCTTGATGAATATATTGAGACATCAGGAAAAAAATACAAGAACCATTCACTAGTTATTCAGAAGTGGGTACATGATGAATGGACCAAAAGAAATAAAAATAAGCCTGTTAAATTGGATTCTAAATTCTACACCCAGGAAAACACACTATCCGATGAAGATTTGATGAAAGAATTTAACAGGGTGAGAAGGGAAATGTTAAGAGCGTAGAAAGGTGATTAAATGATTAATTGGTTTTGTGGGTTTATGTGGGGAAGTGCTGCAACACTTCTTCTATATAGCCTATATGTTGGAAAAAGAATTCAGAGAGAACAAGATAAAGCGACTAAATGTATTTTCAAATATGAAGAATACAGGCGAAGAATCAGAACATTGGCAAATGAAAACAAAAGTCTAGTGTATCAAGTTAGAGAGCTAGAGAAGAAGCTTGAATCGAGTAATAACACAGATGATTACACGGGTGATTACTTAGGCTTCGAGGAGACGAAATAATCAGGAGGGGTAAAAGTGAAATATTACATGCTGGACATAAGAGATATATCAAATGTACGTGGAATCGTAATTGCCAAAGATGTAATGAGGGAATTGGGCATTACAAATGCTCAGTTCACTAAAATGGTTCGGAACGAGGAAATCTATAAAGGATGTATTCTCGTTCCCGTCATTCGTGAGAGCGGTAGAGAGCTTCCAACAAGTGAATCGGAGGAACTATACCAATTGGTTGGTGAAAGTGACAGTGGGTATAGATATTACGTTACAAGTCACATAAGAGTCGTTTCTGTTTCACCATTTGATGGAACGGAAAGAGAAATGCGTATCCGAAAAACAAGCGAAACTAGATATGTTGTAAAGATTAGAGATGGAAATCGGAACAAATATATAAGTGTTCTTGGTGAAGTGTATAAAGCGTTTGTTGGGGAAATAAAAGATAAACACATTGTTGTATGTGATGGGGATTTAAAAATAGAAAATCTAAAGTTAGTAGATCTATCAGAAGTAAACAGATTAAAAAACTCGAAGAAGGTAAAGGTTGGAGATAAAATTTATAACTCGATTGCAGAATGTGCCAATAAGAATTTTATCTCTGTACCTTATTTGTATCAGATGATAGAAGGAATCAGACCTAATTCAATAGGTGTTGAATTTGTATAAAGGAGTTGAAAAGAAATGAACAGAGTAATTTTATCAGGCGAAATCGGTAGCGATATTGTTTTAAAGAATACAACTACAGGACAAAGCCTATGTAATTTTTCTATCGAAGTTAAGGAGAAAGGGAAGGACGGACAAGAACGTAAATATTTCTTCGATTGCACCGCTTGGGGAGATAATGCAGAGTACATTAATCAATATGGATTTAGAGGGCAACACATTGAAATTGACGGAAAACTTCAGAAAAGCTCATACACGAACAAAGAGAATCAGAAGGTGTATAAGACTAGCGTGTACGTAATGGACGTAGAATTGGCTTTAAACAATGCGACAATGCCACAAACACAAGCTTATCAACAACAAGTAAGTCAACAGACATATCAACCACAACAACAGATGCAGCAACCTCAAACAGTACCATTTACAAATCAAGTAAATTACCAATCATATCCTTCAAATGATGATTTAGGAGAGGGGATGCCATTCTAGATGATTGCTAAAAGATATGACGGAAAAGTTTCCTACAGTGTAAAGAAATGCGACAACAGGTGCATGAACAAATACAAATACTGTACAGATACAGAGAATGGGAAATTGGTTTTCAAGAAGCCTGGGAAAGATTTTCTAGGAGCAAAAAAGGAAAACATTATGAATCTGTATGTAATCGAAGGAGGTCTATACATTGGGGAATATGTCGGAAAATAACGTTTACGGAAGATTTGCTTCATTCTTTAAAAACTATGAATTAAAAGAAGCGGACAAATATATTAAACGTGTGTTTCCAAACGCTGAGTTTTATATAGATTACGAGCACGCACTGGTTTTTGAAAGAATTGGAGAAGATGAACAAATTGATCTTGATTATCATACAGTGATAAACGGGATTGCTTATGATGGGACGTTCACAAGCAATTATAACGAGTTAGTTAAATATTTTGATGAATCAAAGGCTCAAGAAAAGAAATCTAATGTATTCACGTGCAATGGTAAGAAATTTGAACAAGAAACGTTGTTTTAAAAAGGGTGTGAACAAATGGAAAAAATACAGATTTTAGAATTGTTTGGAGGTATAGGTTCTCCAAGATGTGCATTGAGGAACATAGGAGTTGATGTAAAAGCAATTGACTATGTAGAGATAGATGAAAAAGCAGTTCGGTCTTACAACGCTATGTTTGAGAGTGAGCTGCCATATAAAATTCAATCTGTAGTAGGTTGGAATTTAAAACCAGACATTTTGATACATGGAAGTCCATGCCAAGATTTCTCAATCGCAGGTAAACAAAAAGGAGCGGATGAAGGATCTGAAACTCGTAGTTCATTGATGTGGGAAACTATACATATTATTCAACAGATGGGAGTATGGAAGCCTAGATATGTAATTTGGGAAAATGTGAAAAACGTATTGTCAAAGCACATGATTCATAACTTCAATCGTTATTTGAAAGAAATGGAAAAAATGGGATATACAAATTCATTTGAAATATTAAATGCAAGAGAATTTGGATTACCGCAAAACAGAAATAGAGTGTTTACAGTATCGGTTTTAGGAAATGAATATTTTGAATTTGATGATTTAATCAGAACAAAAGAAAAGAATATCAACGATTTTCTAGAAAAAACATTTGAAGATAAATACATAGTTAGTCAAAAAAGTATGTTAAAAAAAATTGAATCTAAAGATAGCAACTTTAAAGTGAAAGTGATTAAAGATTATTGCGATACGATAACGTGCAAACAAGTACGAAGCCCAAACGCAGGTGTAATTAGATTAGATGATGGAAGATACAGATATTTGACGGAACGTGAATGTTGGAGACTTCAAGGATATACGGATGATGACTTCGATAATGCAGCAAGAGTAAATCCTGGGAAAGAGGGGTGCATGAACAGTGCATTGTACAAGCAAGCTGGTAATTCAATTCCTGTACCAATATTCGAAAGTATATTCAGAAAAATAATACTGAATCAAACAGATTCAAGTAACAAGGAAAACAGATTGTTTTAAAGGAGTAAAAGCATGGCAAAATATTTATTTAAGGCGAATATATTCGCTAAATTATCAGAAATCGTAGAAGCTGATTCAGAAAAAGAAGTTTGGGATAAGATTAGAAATCGAAAATCTTTTGAAATTAATCAAGAAGTTTTGAACCTTTATCCATCATCAATTGAGATTAGAAAAATCAAAGAAAAAAAAGAGGAAAATAACAAGGAATTAAAAGAAAAAGTAGAGTTAATGAACTCTGAGGATTACAAAGAATTAATTAAAGAAGAATATGAAAAATTAGGAATTGAGGTGTTAGAAGGCTATGAATAAATATCAAGAAGCTTTAAACAAGATTAGAAATATAGTGTTAGATGAAAGTGGTGATGGATATCACACTCAGAGATATTTACAAGACTTTTATTCGAACGCATGTGGAACATTACAGGATTTAGTCTATAAAGCAGATTTGTTTGAGTGGATTCCATTTCCACCAAAAGACGAGGTTACAATTTGTCTCGATTGTCTAGTTCCTGAAGTTGATGAGGAAATACTTGTTAGTGATGGTGAGGACGTATGGCAAGATAGATGGCTCGTTATCAGTAAAGGCTATGATTATGATTATGAACTTGATAGTGAAATAGATTTTGAAGGTTTAGCTTGGATGCCATTGCCAAAGCCTTATAAGGAGCAAGAAGATGACTGCTAGAGAAATGTTTAAAAAGCTAGGGTATAAAAAATGTGCTTTTGGCGATTGTGTTGTTTATGAAAAAGGAAGTATTATGCGTTACATAATTCAATTTAATTTAAAAGATAAAATCTTTTATTCATATACGGAATGTGGAATGGCAAATTCAATAAAAAGTTTAACTGCAAATGAGTTAAAAGCGGTTCAACAACAGATGAATGAATTGGGGTGGATTTAATGAAAACAAAGGAAGAATACTTATTAGCGTTAGATCGAATTGATAATGCGTATAATAATTTTGATAGATCTATTAGTGCAGTAGGAATGTTTATCCAAGATTTCAATTTACTTCTCGGATTAGTAAATGAGCATTTTGAAGATAAACAAGAAACAAATTTCGAACATTATTTTGAATACTTGTCAAAACTAAACATGGGTGATTTTGCTCTAATTGATGGAAGAGTTACGCAGTGCTTGGGCACAGGTTGTAGTGAATGTGACTTTAATGGTGATTGTATCGAAGGAAAATTTAAATGGTTAAAGCAGCCATATGAAAAGCCAAAATATAAATTAACTAAATTTGAGTTTGATTTAATTCAAACATACCGTGATTGTCATGAAAGTTGTAAAATTTCAGAGTTTAAGCAATTAATAGAGTTAAAAGATAAAGGATATTTCAAATGTATTGATCACGATACAAAGATTCAGGATGTTTTAAAAAATTGTGAGGTTATTCAATGATACGACAAGCAGGATTGATGCTTCCTAGAAAAGAATACAAGGAGCCTTTATACAGGTTAAGACAAAATGAATACTGTATATTGCTGATGTTTGAAGGAGAACCTGGCAATAAGTCGATTAGAAGGTATGCAGCTTTATCGGACCTGAAGAAACAAGGATTTTTAAAAAATGTTCCTGTTGATATAGCTATCAATGAAATATTAAGAAATTGTGAGGTAATCGAATAATGCGTAAAGCTAGATTATTATATTTAGTTGATAAATACGAAAATGAATTGATTAGCAGTACTGGTAAGCACAAAGAAGATTACATCGGTCAAGTTGGTAATGTTACGCACAAACAAAACATATGTGTGCTTGTTGGCACAACTAGATATTTGTACGACATCGAATTTAATGATGGTGCTAGGTTTTGTGTTGATAGAGAACAAATTGAGTTTGTAAAGGAGAATAGTCGATGAGCGGTGGACATTATAATTATATGTATTGTCGAATTGAGGATGAATATGTTGATAGAATGTATGATTCTCAATTAAATGAAATGATGAAAGATTTGTGTAAGTTGTTACACGATTTAGAGTGGTGGAAGTCATGCGATTATAGTGAGGACACTTATCGTAGAACAGTTACTGAATTTAAAAAGAAGTGGTTTAAACAAACTAAGATTGATGTACAAAAGCAAATCGAATCAAAGTTTGAGCAAACAAAAGATGAGCTGCTAAAAGAGTTTGAGTATTTAAAGGGTGATGAATAATGAGCGCAACAGAATATGATATTCACGATGAATTAATTCAAAATGAGTGTATTAGATTACATACTCACTTTAAGGATAGAATCTTACAAGAAAAAGATTTCTTTGAATTAAATAATGCAGTATTAAGAATCACTGAATACATCGTCAAACTTGAAAGAGAAAATTGTGGATTAAAAGAATATAAGAAACACCAGGAAAGAGCAAACGAAAGAAGATATCGTAGTGGGGAAGAGTCTTGGCATAGAGGGTCAGTTGTCGCAAAGAAGAAGTAGGTGGACAAAATGAACAAATTAAAAGTAAATCAAATGTTGAATGATTTGAAGTCGGCAAACTATTGCTGCCATCGAATTATTGAATTGAACGAGGAACTTGAGGTTCTGAATCATAAAATGTTAGGACTAAGCCATAATCCAATTAGGTTGACAAAGGAGCAGGAGAAATCCAGTGCTCCTATGCCGACCTTTCATGGTTCTTATACAAGTCCTTTAGGGATGATGGAAGAAGAAACTTTAAAAGTGGAAGAAATAAATTATTATCGAAGACGTTTAAATGAATGCAGAGCAATCGAGCTTTTATCTTTGCGTGATCAGAATATATTATTTGATCTATACTTCTGGAATATGAATACATATGATGTAGCCGATAAATATGGATATTCTAGAAAAGGGTTATGGAAACATATAAGAAATGAGATACACAGTTTAGTGTAAAAAAGTTAACCCATGCAAAGTTAAAATAATAACTTTAAAAAGTTGACATATTAATTTTTTATGAGATAATATCTATGGACATTGAGAAATGATAGGAGGACTGCTTTATGCTTACAGCGTTTGGGAAGGAAGTCAGAAAAATTCGTTTAGATCGAGGAGAACTATTAAAAACAATGGCGGATAGTTTAGGTGTGAAATCATCGTATTTATCTGCGATTGAGCATGGAAAAAAAGCAATTCCAAAATCTTTTATTAGTTCATTAACTTCTTTATACAGTCTTTCACAGAATGAGATAGAAAATCTGGAAAAAGCAGCGGATTTATCTAAACAGAACGTGAATATAAATCTGATTGGGAAAGATGCTGATTTAGCGGGCTTAGCCAATGCTTTTGCTCGAAAGTTTGATTCATTAACAGAGAATCAAATCAAAGCTATTGAAAAAGTATTAAAGGAGGATTAGTTGCTTATGAGTACAATGTGCCAGGCGGATGGTTTGTCAAGAAATGAGATTCGATTAATTGCTAAAAGACTTAGAAAAATTTTCAATATTAAGGGATATTGTTTTCCGATAGTTAAGTTTCTTGATGTTGTGTTGCCAACAATTGATGAAGAATTTTCTCTGAGTATTGTTGAGCCAGATGAAATCACACCTGGACATTACGCTATAACATATCCTGATACTCATGAGATGGTAGTGCGGTCAGACGTTTACGAAAAAGCAATTAATGGAGACGGGAGATCTAGATTCACGTTAGCGCATGAATTGTTTCATTACCTTTTTCATACGGCGAATCACATTTGTTTTGCAAGAGCAAACGAAGAAATTCCGTTCTATATAAACCCGGAATGGCAAGCAAATACATTTGCAGCTGAGCTTTTAGTTCCTATGGATTTAGTAAAAAATATGAGTGCAAATGATATCGTGAAAAATTGTAAAGTATCTTGGCAATGTGCAAAGATACAAGTTGAAAATTTTAAAAAATAGACTATATTGAATGTTCAGCTTTTTTTGAACATTGAATATAAAAAAAGAATCAAGCTGCAACTTGATTCTAAAATCTTGAGATGAGCACACAAAATGCGGCTAAACTCTTCAATAGATCAATTGAATTGTATCATTTTGCGACGCTCCTTTCAAGATTGTGAAAGGAGGAATGTAATATGAAGCAACAAAAAGTTATTTTTTGTACTCACTTTACACGTGATGGCGTAACGTATTACGCAAAAGATTACGGTAAGAAAGCTTTTAGATTTTATGTTGACCCGAAATCAAACAAGATTAACTATACAATCTAATTAGAATAATATTATATATAAAGAATAAGTCCATATATATAGCCGGTAAATGGGCTTTTATTATATTGGTGCACACTGTGTACTTGAATAAGTGGTAAACTAATATCATAAGAAATTATGTCAAGACAGAGGTCTTGGCTTTTTTATGCAAGAAAGGAGGTGTTCTATGCCAGGAAGAGAACTAACAATCAAAAAATACAATCTAGATTTATATGATCCATATGAAGCAGACGGTCCATTTGAAATGCCAGTAATTAAAAAGACACTTCATATTCCTAATGAGTTAATTGGATTCAATGAAGCAATTTCTTCAAAGAATTATCAATCTGGAATTCATATGTTTATTGATGATTATCAGTTTGAGCGCATTTGGAACACTCCTGAACGATATGTGAATGTTTTAAAACAGTATGACTGTGTTCTTACACCAGACTTTTCTCTTTACATGGATATGCCTAGAGCTATGAAAGTATGGAACATATATAGAAGCAGACTTATTGGGCAATATCTTCAGAGTCAAGGAATATGTGTTATTCCAACAGTTTCATGGGCCGAAAGAGAAACATACACATTCTGTTTTGATGGTATAGAACCAGGAGGAGTTGTAGCAATCTCAACTATTGGATGTATCAAGGATGAATATGCAAGATCAATTTGGGAAGATGGTGTAGATTACATGATTGATAAGCTTAAACCCACTGCAATTCTAATTTATGGCCAATCTATTGAACATGATTTCAAAGGCACAAAAGTTATTTATTATAAAAATAAAGTAATAGAGAGGGCAAGAAAACATGGGCGGTAGAGGAGCAAGCAGTGGTGTCAGTGACAGTGGAAAACCTTATGGGAGTGAATACAATACGGTTTATCATAGCGGTAATATTAAATTTGTGAAGCAAGCCAATGCTAGTAATGCAAAAGCTCCGATGGAAACGATGACCAGAGGGCGAGTATATGCCACAGTAAATGATAAAGATGAAATTTCATCAATTTCTTATTATGACAATTCAAATAAACGTACAAAACAGATTGATTTAACACATGATCATCAAAATATGAAGCCACATACTCATCATGGTTATTATCATTCTGAACGTGACGGGAAAAAAGGTGCCACAAACTTGACTGCAGAGGAAAGGAAAATGGTTGACCGTGTAAAACGGTTATGGTTAAATAAAAATAAGAAAAGGTAGTCGTATAGGGGTGATTACACTTTGATGCATGCATATCACAAAACGATATGCACTGAGGAAACCTCCGTTCGAATCGGAGCGCCTTTTCGATTTGTTAAAAAATATCAGTTTAAATTTTAAACGCTATCTAAGCATCTTGTTAATTCAAGGTGCTTTTTTTATACATGAATAAGGAGGAAATATTATATGGGTGGAAGAGGCCAATATGTAAATCGGGGGGGGACAGTTGGTTTAACTGTTACCACAGGAGATGGAACTGTATTTGAGTATAGGCAAAAAGGGAAGAAAGTATTTTCTTTTTCCGGTGCATCATTTGCTGATAGTGGAAGTAGGGAAATTCCTAGGACCTTATCCGATATAGCTTCTAGGGCAAAATCTATGGGTTATAAAGTACAAAAGCTTACAAGCCGAGATTTAGCTAATAAAGATTCAGAACAACGTCGTCGAAAAAGACAAATAGCAAAAGAAGTGGATCGATTGTGGGTAAGAGGAGCTGGCTCACCAAGAAAAGGATGGAAAGGGCATTAAGACAGATATTTAATTTCAAACCGGAACACCAGCCCCGAAAGGAATCCCGGACCTTTGGAGCCAGATATATTTGATTGACCAGGGAGAAAGATTAGGTCGAACGCTAACTCAGTTTCGAGAAAGGTATCTAATTCCAGAAAGAAGAAACGGGATGATCGTATACGATTGGAAGCCAAGACCAGACGCAGAGGAAAAAATATACAAGAAAATAGGTGACGTATGCATGAGTCTGGATCAGGCAGACTGCGCCAAACTTCCACCGGTTCAGTACTTAAAAAAATCAATCGAACTACCTCAAAAAGTGATGACAGAATACCACGCTTTCAAACGTGAGAAGGTTCTGGAACTAGATAACAACGAATCATTGCTAGCAGCCAACGCTGGAGTGCTATGCGGTCAGCTTCTACAGATGACATCAGGAGAAATCTATAAACGTGATCAGCTAGGAAACAAGCTCGAAGAAGTAACAACCCTTCATGCAGCTAAACTTGAGGCACAATAGACGAGGACATGCTGGATGCACTAGAACACAAGAACATAACACAAAAAGCTAAAGAGTTCCCACTGTGTACCACTTTAAAGTGGTATATTAGTACTTGTAAAAGAGGACCGATAGAAAAGGGCCCCCTTTTCTTTTACCCGGAGCGTCCTCCTTTATAAAAAACGAGTGCTTATAATCAATGTCAACAGCAGCTACGACAAATCACGGAATTAATCTTATTTTTCTTTTCAGCGCTCCGGGTAATCATAGACAACAAAGAAGCAGACACAGCTTCTTTTTTAATACAACAGAGGTGAACACACATGAACATTACAGACATAAGAACATCCAACCATGAAACCAATTCCACTGATTGCAAGACAGACCAAGCCACGCAGCCGAACTGGAGAAAACGTATTGGACCTATTCGGAGGTTCAGGCTCCACGCTTATGGCTTGCGAACAGCTAGGACGGAGGTGCTTCATGATGGAGTATGATCCACACTATGCCGATGTAATTATCAAGCGCTGGGAAGATTACACCGGAGAACAGGCGGAGCTGATATCAGATGCCCGCTAAGGGATTAGCTGGACGTACAAAAAGCGAAGCGGCCAGACAGCGCAAAGACCCAATGCAAAACCTGAAGCCGTTCACGAAAGAGAACGCTGCAGAGATGGGACGCAAAGGCGGAGCCGCAAGCCAGAAAGTCCAGAAAAAGAAAAAGAAGCTGAAACAATGCCTGGCCGCAATCCTAGAGTTGGAGCCAAGCGAAAGAAATAAAGAGAAGCTGATCGACATGGGATTAGAAGATGATGAGCTCAGCAATCAAATGCTTTTAGCCGCAACCATGTTCAACAAAGCCACACGCGGAGACGTAAGGGCTGCAGAATTCATTCGAGACCTTACAGGACAGCAACCAGTCACAAGTCTAGACAGAGCCCGAACGAAGCTGATGAACGCACAAGCCGAACAGATCAAGAGACAAGGAGACCCTTCTAAAGAGATTACGAAACTGGATCTTTTATTAAAAGCTATGGACACAGTAGCCGGAGACAACAGTGGAACTGACTGAGAAACAGAAAGAGTTCTGGAATCATAAACCAAGCCGCTGGAACATAAAAGAAGGGGCTACACGTAGCGGAAAGACATGGCTGGATTACTACATCATCCCGAAACGTATTCGAGCTATAGAGGGCCTTCCAGGCCACGTGTTCCTCATAGGAAACACAAAGTCAACACTTGAAAGAAACGTTCTAGAACCCATGCGAGAATTGTATGGCCCAGAACTGGTTGGAAGAGTAAGACCGGATAACACGGTAAAACTTTTCGGTCGTATGTGCTACGCAATAGGCGCAGACAAAGAAAGCCAGGTTACAAAGATACAAGGGGCCTCAGTAGCATATTGCTACGGAGACGAAGTCGTAACCTGGAACAAAAAAGTATTTGATATGCTAAAGTCCCGTCTAGATAAACCGTATAGCTGCTTTGATGGGACGTGCAACCCAGACAACAAGAACCATTGGTTTTTAAAGTTTCTAGAATCAGGAGCTGACATCTTCCGACAGAAATACACGATTGAAGACAACCCGTTTCTGCCGCAGGAATTCGTGGAAAACTTGAAACTCGAATATCGAGGGACAGTCCTATACAACAGATACATACTGGGAGAATGGTGCAATGCGGAAGGGCTACTCTTTCCACAGTTTGCAGACAATCCAGACGAGTGGGAAGTCAAAGAAGAACTCCCACTTTTTAACATGATCAACATAGGCCTGGACATAGGTGGAACACGTTCACATAGTAGCCTGATCGTAACGGGAATCACGGCAGACCTTTCTGAGATTGTAACCTTTGCAGAACGTAAAGTCGTACACGCTAAAGGAACTATAGATGCCGAAAGACTTTGCACAGAGACAGTCGACCTGATCAGAGCTTTATGGATTCAAGGATTTGTGGTATCAAGTGTTTTTGTAGATAACGCAGAACAAGTCATTTTGAACAGTATACGAGTAGCCGTACAAAGGGCAGGCTTTCCAACCAATGTGATGGATTGCCGCAAGATAGACGGAAAGACAAGGATTCTGACATATAACATGCTGTTGAACCGACACAAGATGAAGTTCCAGGCAGTACCTATGGTGGTTGAAAGTTTGAGCACAGCTTTATACGATACAAAATCGAAGGAAGATAAGATTCTGGATGACTTTACAACCGACGTCGATACATTCGACGCCCACTTTTATAGTTGGTCGACATATATGGACCTGATCACAGGAAGGAGTACTTAAATGAAAGTTTTATTCACAATACTAAAGGACTTAGGATATCCTGTGAGCCAGGAAGTCCAAGACTACTACAACAAAATTCAATTCTGGAACGATTGGTGGAAGGGCTACGTTCAAGATTTTCATAAATACGAGATCAAGAACGAAAGCGGAAACTCAAGAGAAGTCAAAAGAAAACAGATGCGCATGGCCAAGAAGGTCTGCGAAGACTGGGCCGATTTACTTCTAAACGATAAGACTAGAATTCTTGTAGAGTGTGATGACCACGGAACGAGCATCACACAAGAATTTTTGACTGGAGACAAAGAAGACCAGAACGGTGGAGTTTTAGGAAACAGCAAGTTCTGGAAGCTAGGAAACAAGGCGGTCGAGAGAGAATTCGCACAAGGGACCGTGTGCTTCTATCTGCAGCTTGTAAATCCAACAGTAAACAAAGGACAGCTAAGTGCCCAGAGCGTACAAATCAAAGCTATCAAGGACGCGCAGAAAATAGTGCCATTGACCTATGACGAGGAAGATATTTCAGAAATTGCATTAGCTAGCGAGTACACACAAAACGGGGAGCGTTTCATGTACATCCAGGTCTTCAAGCAAGAGCAAGAAGGCTACCAAATCTACAACCATTACTTCAAGATCAACAACGTGGCAGGAGACGCCGTAGGCTATGAAAGAGTATCAGCACCACATGGCGAAGCAATCAGCTATAAATTGCCTTGCAAACCGTTTGTTATTTTGAAGCCGAACATTGAAAACAACATAGCAGACGTACCATTAGGGATGTCGATCTACGCAAACGCAATCGACATGCTAGAAAGCTGCGACTTGGCATACGACAATCTATTCATGGATACTTTGCTAGGAAAGAAAAAGGTTTTCATGGATCAGGCGTTATTCAGCATGAAGCCAACAGCCTACGCGATAAACGATAAAGGTGAACGAGTACCAGTAAGGCAAGAACCAGACGTTGGTGCAACTTTGGAAAAATCTCTATACGTAAGTACGGGAACACAAGTAAGCCCAGACAAGCCTCGACTTTTTGAGGAATACAACCCCAGCCTTAGAGTTGATGAAAACAAGGAGAATGTTCAATTCAATCTAAATCTTTTATCAAGTAAATGCGGACTTGGCCAAAACAGATACCAGTTCAGCATCCAGAACATGACCACAGCAACGCAGGTTCGTGCAAGCAATAAAGAGCTAACAGAAAGCGTCTGGAAGCAACGTATCGCAATCCAGGACGCCCTTACAGAGCTAACGAGATCGATTATCATTCTAGGCAAAGAGAAGTGCCACATATCCGGGCTTGATCCAGACGTACGCATCACAATTCAATTTGACGACACTATGTTCTCAGACGAGGAAGCGGAACGTCTAAGAATGCTTCAGGAAATCTCGGCCGGCATCCTACAGAAATGGGAATATCGCGTCCGATACTACGGAGAAGACGAACAGACCGCACGCGAGATGACCGGAGAAACACAAAACCCGGCGGACAAAATTCAAAGTATGTTCTTCCAGCAAGATGAAACACAAGAAGAGGAGCCAGAGGGTGAAGCCTAATGCTAGAACCAAACTACCTACAGAACGTAGGTGACGACCTAGAAAAGCTGTATCAGGAACTGGCCACAGAAATACTGGTGGACATAGCGGAGCGGATCAAGATGAATCAGGACGCTATGACAAGCACCACGGAGTATTTAAACAACAAGCTAAAGCAGCTAGGACTCCAGCAAGACTGGATTAATAAAAGACTAGCTGAGATACTACACACTTCCGAAGAAGAAGTCGACCGGATCATGCAACAGAGCGCTTATAAAAGTATCCGTGATACCTTCGATAGACTAGAGGCTGGAGGATACGACACAAGCGGCTTAGAATTTTCGAATCAGATCAAAAAAGGAACATCAGCACTGTGGGGAGACATCCAGAACCTTACAAGGACCACAGCTCAACTGGCTAGCGACACTTTTATGAGATACTATGACATGGCTTATCTTCAGGTATCAAGCGGAGCTTACTCACTAGATCAAGCGACCGCAAACACAATAGATAAGCTATGCAAAGAAGGCCTAACAAAAGTATCCTACCCAAGCGGTGCTCAACGATCAATCGAGGCGGCCGTTCGATTGGCAGTACGAACCGCAGTAAACCAGAACGCCCTGGCTTGCGAGAAATCGGTCATTGATGAGCTAGATATAAATCTAGTACAGACAAGTGCCCACATGGGAGCCAGACCAAGCCACGCAGCCTGGCAAGGAAAAGTATTCTGGGTAAACTATCCGGAAGGAAATTACGAGAACTTTTATGAGGCCACAGGATACGGAACAGGTGCAGGACTTGGCGGGTGGAACTGTAGGCATTCATTTACCGCATACTTTCCAGGAATAAGTGAGGATTACAACAAGCCTGTAAATCCTAAAGAAAATGACAGAATATACCAGATGGAGCAAAAGCAAAGGTCTTACGAAAGAAACATGAGAAAGTGGGACAGAGAGCGACGTGTGAAAGCCGCAGCAGGGCTAGACACGACAAAAGAGGACTACTGGTATAAATACAACAAGATGAGACTGAAAGAGCTTGTGGACGCTTCTAACGGGTATCTGAAGCGAGATTACTCAGCCGAGAAGATAGGCGGAACAAAGGGCAGACCTTACAAGCCTGTAAGAATACCGAAGAAACGAGTTACTACAAAGGCCAATGCACAAGTAAGCGATAAAGAAACGAATACAGACATACCAAAATACGAAGTTCTGTGTAATATAGACTCTTCTAAATATAAGGCACCAGAAGGCTCTAGTTCAAAAGTAATTTTGATGGATGAAAGGAAAAAGCACATAAAAGAAAGTCACCCTGAAGCGGTGGATGCTATCGTAAAAAATTTACCTAGTATTCTTACTGATCCAGACGCTGTGTACATTGAAAATGGAAAAGAAAACACAAGATGGGTAGTCAAAAAACTGGATGACCACAATGCAAAAATAACATTGAAACTATCAACAGGGGACAACGAAAAATTTCATTCAATTATTACTGGACAATTTATGAGACAAAAACAAATAGAAAAAGCTGAAAAAAAGGGCCGTATAACAAAGGTTTACTTTAAGGAAAATCAAGAGTATACTGTAAGTGAAGAAAAGCCTAAGGTGGAGGAATGATGCGTCCACACGCCGCAGTGGCCAAAAGGGACCCCGGGTAAGCATCACCGGGTGGGCTTATCTACCGTGCTAGAAATAGCGCGGTTTTTTAGTAGATAGGAGGCAGAACATGTCGGAAGACTTCAGAACGATATACAAAATTCTATCAACTCTGCAGAAATCAATGGACTATGAGGTAGTAGACATTCGAAGACTTTCAGCGGATAACCTAGACATCACAGAGCCAAAGAGAAAAGCACTTCTAGGCATGCTACTGAAAAATAGATACGTTGAGGGATTCCAGGTGATTCAATACATAGGAGACCAAACACCAAACATTGAAGGGCTAGAGGGTATCAGGATAACCCTTAAGGGACTAGAATACCTAGAAGAAAACAGCTTGATGCAGAAAGCCGCAAGACTTGCAAAAGGAATTGCGGAAGTACTATAGAACACAACTAAATAAGGACAAGAACCGTGCTAGGAATGGCGCGGTTTTTATTATGCCCTAAGCACGGCATATAAAAGGCTTGAATACCCCTCGGCACGGGATATAAAAGGCCGGACTCGATACTGGAGTGAACCAGATATAAAAAACGCAGGAGGACAAAAATGGAGTTTTTAAAAGAAATCTTAGGTGAGGAATTGTATGCACAGGTTGCAGCTAAGCTAGAAGGAAATAAAACCGTAAAATTAGCAAACCTAGCCTCAGGAGAATACGTCTCGAAAGCAAAATACGAGAGTGACATGCAAGCCAAAGAAACGCGCATTCAAGAGCTTACACAAAGCGTCAAGGATTTTGACGGAGTAGACGTAAAACAACTACAAAAAGACGTCAACGACTGGAAAACAAAATACGATCATGACTTGGAAGAAACAAAACGTGACAGCGCAATTCGTTTAGCTATCGCGAAATCTGGAACCTTATCTGAAAAGGCCTTGATGGGATTACTAGATAAAGACAAGATCAAGTTTGATAAAGATGGAAAATTAACAGGACTTGACGAACAAATCGAAGCTATCAAGAAAGAAGACAGCTTCTTATTTAAGGCGGCAGAGCCAAACAAGCCAAAAAATGGGAACGACGTCGTGCTTGATGGAAATCACGAAGGAAGTCCGAAACCAGAGGCACCAACAACTCTAGCCGGCGCAATTTCAGAATACTATAAAAAATAGGAGGAACTAAAAGATGCCAATTACATTAGAGCAATCAAAAGTCGGTTTAGCCGATCACGTAGACCAGCAGGTCATTGATGAGTTCCGTAGGGACTCTTTTATTTTGGATCGTTTAACTTTCGATAATGTGGTATCACCAGGAACAGGTGGCTCGACATTAACTTATGGCTATTTGCAATTAAAAACACCATCAGTGGCTGAAGGTCGTAAATTGAATAGCGAATACACAGCAGGAGAAGCTGTAAAGACTCAGAAAACTACAAACTTAAAAATCTTTGGTGGGGCTTACGAAGTAGACCGTGTATTAGAAGACACAGCAGCAAGCTCAGAAATTGCATTCCAATTAGCTCAGAAAATCATTGCAGTAAAGAACAAATTCCACTATGACTTCATTAATGGAAAGTCAACAGTCAAAGGAACTGCTGCAACAGATAACTCAGGCTTTGACGGTTTGGATGTATTAGTAAAGGGAACAAATACAGAAGAGAAAAACGCAGATGCAGCCTTTGATTTGTCGACAGCAGCAAAGATCAAAGAAAACGCAGATGCCTTCACTTTTGCATTGGATTCTTGGCTATCAGAATTCTCTGTAAAACCAGACGCTTTATTAGTAAACCGCAAGACAGCTACTGTTTTAAAAACAATCGCTAAAATGCAAGGATACTACACAAGATCAGAGGACAGCTTCGGCCAAGGCGTAGACAACTACGACGGAATCGCAATCGTTGACATGGGAGAATACTACAATGGAACTAAATCCTTGATGTGCGTACCTATCGACGAAACAACAGGAACAACAAGCATTTACGCTGCAAAATTAGGATTGGATGCCGTGCACGCAGTAAGTCCGCAAGGACAGAAAATCATTCGTCAATATATGCCAAATTTAAGCGAACCTGGAGCCGTTAAAAAAGGAGAAGTAGAAATGATTGCTTCTATCGTTTCAAAAGATACAACTAAAGCCGGTGTATTCCGTAATGTACAAGTAGCTCCTACTGCAGGATAAGGAGATAAAACATGATCCTAAGCTTTGAGGAATACACAACCTTAGGTGGAACGCTACTGGATGAAGTGGAGTACTCACAAATAGAACCAAGAACCGAAAGTCTTCTAGAATCCTACATTCGAGAGAATATTCCATACTGGAAAGTTCAGGCTTTGGAAGATTACGGCATGGACCTAAAAAAAGTAGTCCTATACCAGATTGACTTCATAGAAGCACATGGCGGCATGGACTGCTTTGTAGGTTCTAGCGATATGAACTTCACAGGCGCAACCACAAGCGGTTTCTCGTATTCCGTAGATAATGCTAAAACGATAAGGTTCCATGACATACCCTTATCAAGCCTAGCAGCATCAGAGCTCGACTACCAATTACTCAAAGCAGGACTAGCCTGCCAGGCGGTTTGGTGAAAAGCCCGAGATGGCTTAGGCCGCATACAATAAAAGTCATGAACATTCTAGGTGAAGAAAACCTGGAAGAAATTACGTCAACAGTAACGGTCCAACACGTAAAGGTTTCCAAAACAAAAGCCCGGACTTATGGACAGACGGGCGCCAGTAATTCAGATACGATCCTCATAACGATAGACGTGAACGATTATAAGGCTGACAAGGTTCTAGTTCCCCCTTCAGAATTTAAGACGCCAGACACTCAATTCACAATTAGAACCGGGGACCGTATCGAAGTACACGGCGACATTTACGAGATCACAAATGTGAATATTCTAAATCCCTTGAGAAATACGCCGGAATTCATAGAGGTAACATGTGAGTGAGTATCATCTAAAAGTTATAGTTGATATCCCGGTGGCACAGCTACAGGCCAGAGGAACAAAAGCGCTCCGACGGTCTAGATTGAAGCTGAAGCAGCTTATCGTTCAAGACACGAACAAAAACGTGCCTATCGGAAAAGGAACACTGAGAACATCAGCTTTAAGATGGGCGGCACAGGATAACGATTGGATCGTATGGGATACGCCATATGCACACTTCCAACATACGGGAAGAGTGATGATTGGAACCCATAGCCACAGTCCATGGGCTAAACACGGAGAAACAAAAGTCTATACAACTCGAAATTTGAGTTATAGACAAGGAGGTTCGGAGTGGTGGCCTAAAACTTTGAAAGCAAGAAAGAATGCCTGGATGGAAGGCGCTAAAAAATTTTTTAAGGAGGAATTCAGATGAGTGAAAAGAAGATCATAAAGCTGGAAGACGTAAAACAGATTGAGGACGGATTGTATAGCTTTTTTTCTTCAATCAATATCAACAACATACCGTGGTGCCTGGAGTATTTTAACGAATCCAAGCACACCGCCTTACTTTTCAAAAGTAGTGGCTACACGGAAGAAATAGAACACTATCTGGGTGGTGGCTATAGAGCTACTTACCCTTTTGAAATTTATATTCAAGCAAGCAGAAAGGACACGAAAGCACGTCTGGACTTATCCAGAATCCTGTATGCAATAGTACAGGCACTCGCGGAAGAAGAGGCGCAAGGTTTTCCAAATCTCGTGCTAGACGAAGCAACACCGCAAGATGTCGCACTCACAACGCTACCTTCAGACTACACGGGAGAAGAGGCCGCGCTTTCAACTTTCTACTGCTCTATGACATTAACCTACGAAAAGAAAGGAAGGTTTGAATAATGGCATCAGAACTACCAAACAGAGAACTCAAGGTCGAAGACAACCTACATTACGTCAAATTCACAGGCTCGGATAGCTACGTTCTAGCCAACAAGGGATTGACAAACTGGGAGCAAGCCTTGAACGCTACAACAGATGATGGGGTGCAATATATCGGAGAGGCCGGAAGCCAAAGCCAGGTTACCGGCTATGCGCCTACAGTGTCTTACGAGGGCCGAGCGTATCCAGGAGACGCATTTAACTATTGGGTGTACTTGCAAGGTAAAGAACAGATAGTCGGTTCTACTTTCGAAGAGATCGAAGTGGAAACATGGAACGAGAAAGTAGACAAATCTGGGGACTTTGTAGCTTATCAAAGAGTTTACGAAGTGCAACCAGATAACCCAGGAAGCGGAGAGGCTGGAGGCAAACTAATGTGCTCTGGAACGTTCGCACAACAAGGCGATCAGGTAAAGGGAACGTTTAACATTAAGACGAAAATATTCACCGCAGACAGAGACAAAGAGTAAAGCACTTAACAACATAAGGAGGACATCATGGAACTAAAGTTACAAAAGCAATTATTTAAAGATATCGAAATCGACGGACACAGATTCAGAGTCGATGTAAAGGACACTTCTAAGATCGAAGCCCTAGAAAATTGGGCAACTGAACAAAATGCACTTAGCAAATTCGGAAAAGAATCACTAGAGGACTGTCCTGCTTTGATTGATAAGATTCTAGGAGATGGAGCCTTTGAAACTCTATTTAAAGGATACGAAGGAAGCTCGGCACAGTTTGAACTTTGCTTCACATTACACAGCATCTTCCAGGATGAATTTTTAAAGGATCAGCAGGCAAAAGTCGCGGAAGAAGAAAAAAAGAATCTGGATAAAATCGACAAGCTTTGCGAATCTATGGACAAATTTAACAGGACATTAGAATACGCAGACAAACGATATGGAGGTAGAAATGCTGTGGCTAAAGAGAGAAGACCTTCCGGAAAGCGTAGACGTTAACGGAACGGTTCTCCCCATTTTTCACAGACTTTAGAACCTGGGTCCGAGTTGACAGCGTTATACAAGATAACGCAATACCAGAGGAGCTGAAGCTGCCCGTTATTTGTGATCTAATAGGAATCAATCCGTTCGCTTTTAAAGGTGATCAGAAAGACCTATGGGATGCGATAATGGGCTTTTATTTTTGCAACAAAAAGCCTAAGGAATCTTATGCCAAGACAAACGGACGACAAGGCTATCGATTCGAATACGATATGGACCTTATATATGCAGCGTTTAGACAGCAATACAACATAAACCTTTTAGACGCTAAACTTCATTGGTTTGAATTCAAGGCGCTTTTTAATGCTCTAGGCGACGACACCATGATCATACGCGTTATTGGATACAGGACCAGAGACACTTCAAACCTAAAAGGGGAAGAGAAGAGTCATGCGCAGCGCCTAGAAAAGTATTACCGCCTGCCTGAGGACAAAGGACCAGAAAAGGAAAGAACACCGCAAGAAATAGAAACAGAACTTCTGGCCAGATTAGAAATCTAGGAGGCTGAAAAAATGGCATCAGGAGCTGATGGAACAATTAAAGTCAAATTAGGACTTGACGACAGCGAATACAAAAGCGGCCTTAGCGGAGCGCATAAAAGTGCGGAAAGCTTCGCAGACAAAGTGAAGTCAACCTTCGTAGGCGCAACGGTATTCAAAGCCGCCAGCAAAGGTTGGGACTTAATATCTGGATCAATCGGAAAAGCAACCGCCCGATTAGATGCCATGCAAAAAGCTAAACAAGTTATAGGAGTTTTAGCAGGAAGCAGCAAAAAAGCTGCGAAGGTTGTAAATGAACTAAGTGACGCGGTATCCGATACGGCATACGGATTAGACACCGCTTCGAGTTCGACTCAAAAGCTAGCCACATCAGGATTAGGCTTAGACAAATCTACCCGAATGGTAAAGGACATGATGGATGCCGTTTCCTTCTATGGAGACGGAACCAATGAAACCCTGGCCAATACAGTAGATGCAATCGCAAAGATGAACGCCAGTGGAAAAATATCTGCAGATCAATGGCAACGTTTAACTGACGCAGGAATTCCCGTTTTAAAGATTTTCGCAGAAAAGACAGGGAAGAGCATGGGAGAAGTTTCGGACGCATTCTCTACCGGAAAAATTAGTGCGCAAGAATTTAATGACGTTTTGATGGACGCACTAGAAAACGGAACTGAATCCTTCCCAGCTGTAGCTGGAAAAGCTAAGGAAATGGCCGGAAGTTTTGCAACTAGCTTTTCAAATATGTCAGCACGTATCGCAATCGGTATAGCTAACATCATTACAGCGTTCAATGACTTTTTAGCGGATAACAGCTTGCCAACAATTCAAGAAATGATTGCAAACTTCGGGTCCGTAATCAAAAACGGATTAAATTGGATTGCAGAAGAAATACCGAAAGCGTTGAACGCACTGAAAGATTTTTTCGCGCCAACAGCGGAAGCAATCAAAGCGGCAACAGAGAAGATTCAAGAGGCCTGGAACAGCGTGCGAGAAACTATCGCGCAGAAACTAGACTCTAATGATTCCCTAGACTTTGTAAAGAGCGGATTGGAAAGAATCAGAGATATTCTGCCGATTCTTGTAGAAAAAGTAGGAGAGTTCGTCGCAGCGTTTATCGAGAAGCTTCCAGACATTATAGACAAAGTACAAACTGTAGCAGATAAGATTCAGGAGCTAATGCCTTTAATTGCAGCCGTAGCCGGAGCCTTTGCAGCCTGGGAAGGAATCAAAGCTGTAAGTAATATCGCGAAAACAATCGGTGACGCTGGAAAGAAGATCAAGACATTCGGACATTTAGTATCACAAGGCTCTGGATTGATTGATGGCCTAGCCTACGCCGCATCATCAGGAACAGGCGTGATTGCAAGTATGGCCGAAGCCTTTACACTAGCCGGCGGAGGACTTTCTGGATTAAGCGCAGCTCTTGGAGTAATCGGTGGACCTATCACACTGGTGGTCGTAGCTATCGGAGCATTAGTAGCGGCTTTCGTATATCTTTGGAATACCAGCGACAGCTTCAGAGAATTCTGGATCAATCTATGGAAAGGCATAAAGGAAACTACAGGCCAAGTCATAGATGGAATCGTAAACTTCTTTACAGTAACAATTCCAGAGGCGTGCCAAAGTTTCGTGGAAGCAGCACAGAACCTGGCTACACAAGTAGTTCAATTCTTTACGATTACCATTCCAAACGGCGTACAAACGCTTGTGACGAACATTCAAACGTTTTTCGGATCAACGATACCTTACTGGATCGGATACGCCGTAGGATACATTCTAGGAAAGTTCGTAGAGTGGGGTTTAAGACTTGTACAATTCGCGACGCAAGACATTCCGCAGTTTATATCGAAAGTAGTGGATTGGTTTAAGCAGCTACCAGGCCAGATCTGGACTTGGCTACTAAACACAATCAACAAAACAGCTGAATGGGTAAGCCAGATGATCCAGAAAGCGATTCAGGCAGGGCGTGACTTTGTATCAAATGCGATCAACTTTATTTCACAATTACCCGGTAATGTATGGACATGGCTATCAAATACGATCAGCAATGCCGCAAGTTTTGCAAGTCAGTTTGTACAGCAAGCGATTCAAGCAGGACAGAATTTCTTTAGCGGGATTGTAAACAAGGTAAAGGAAATACCGGGACAGATGCTATCTATTGGCTCGGATATAGTAGGTGGAATTAAACGAGGAATCAGCAACGCATGGAGCGGATTGACTGGATGGCTTGGAAACATGGCTAAGGGCCTTATTGACGGTGTAAAAGGTGCCTTAGGGATCGGGTCGCCTTCAAGACTGTTCGCAGATCGTATTGGTAAATGGATTCCGGCCGGAATCACGCTAGGCGTAGAAAGAGCTATGCCAAAGGCTAAGGCCTTTATGGGACGCATGTCTAGTGATTTACTAGAAGCGGCTAACATGGACAGCCTAACTTCAAGATTGGCTTTAGAAGGCAATCCTGGAGGCCTAGGAAGCAGCTTAGGCAATACAGTCGTCTATCAAGTAGATCAGACTATAAATTCAGCGAAGGAGCTAAGACCTAGCGAAATTGCGCAAGAAACAGAAAGAATGGTTAGGAGGTTAGCATGGGCGTAACAGTAATATACACAAACAGCCTGGGGAAATCAGTTGAGTTTTCCGAGGCCTCAGGCATCCGACTAACAACACTAGACGGAATCTCTAAAAATGAGATCACTTTATCAGAATCAAGCGTTTCAAATCAAATAGGGACAACGGTGTCCGGGGCTTCTATTGAGCCCAAGGACATCACCCTAGAGGGGCGCTTTAAATACAACGCAGACACTAGAAAAAGACTTCTAGCGGTAATCCTTCCTGGAGTATCAGCAACACTGCGTTATATCAACACAAGAGCCGGAGTCGATGTATACTGGAAGGTTGAACCTAAAACGACGCCAATTATCACACTCAATGAAACCTGGCAGAAATTCCAGATTGTATTGAGAGCCCCATTCCCATACGCAAGACGTGCAAAGGAAACAAAGGTGACTTTCCAGAGATTGAGGTCGCTCTTTAAATTTCCTCGCTCTTTTTCAAATACAGAGCCCTGGAAAATATCAGAAAAAATTCTAAGTCCACTGGTAACAGTCGACTATAAGGGGAGTATAAACACAGGCTTCCTTTTGACTATGAAAGCGGAGGCAAAAGTGAAGAATCCGAAAATTCTAAACGTGTTTACTCAGGAGCATATAGCCTTCGGACAAGTAGCAGACCTAGAAATGAATTTAGGTGACGTGCTAGAAATAAGTACTTTCGCAAACGAGCAATACTGCCACTTGATACGAAACGGAGAAGTAGAAAATATTTTCTGGATGACAGACTACGATTCCGAGTTTTTCCAGATTCAACCAGGAGAAAACGTACTGAAATATACAGCAGAGGAAAACCCCGGAAGCCTGGATGCACTTCTACGGTTTGAAGAAGTACTGGCGGGGGTATAGATATGCACTATTATGTTTACGACAGAGAAGGAAAACGACAAGGGCCGCTCCAGAACATAACCAGCGTGCAATGGAACCCAAAATATTATGAAACAGGAAAAGCTGAGATTCATGTGGAATATACGGACTTCAATACAAGATATCTACAGAAATGGAACCGAATCGTTTGCAAGGAAAGAAACGAGATTCTCTTTATAGAATCCGTAGAAAGACTTGCAAAAGAAATTGTAGTACTCGGTCATATGGACAATTTGGAGGACCGTATAAACCTCTATACCTTGACCGTTCGAAATGTAGAACAATCGTTACTCGGTAATTTTGAAAAGAACAAGCGCGGATTGGATATAGTAATCGGAAAGAATACAGGCCTTCCCGGAAAACTTGAGAACGCATCCGACACAACATACGACACGCTCAGGACCATGGCTCAGAAATACTGCCATCTAGTAGGCTACGGATACAGAGAAGTTCTAAAAGGGACTACACTGAATTACTTCGAAATCTATACTGGATCAACAAAAAGCAAGTTGAGGTTTTCGAATAGACTCGGAAACCTAATCTCGCAGACTTTTATCGAGGATATATCAGGGTATAAAAACTATGCTTACGTGTACGGAGAAGAATCTGGATCAGGCCGAAAAAGCGCGATCGTAGATCTTCGAATAGGAGACGAGCCGAGAATGGAACTGTATGTGGATGCCAGAGATTTGCAGTCTACATATACTGATGCATCAGGTAACGAGCAAACCTATACGGAAGAAGCATACAGCAATTTGCTAAAAGAGAGGGGCCTCAATAAGCTAGCAGAGGCTAGAAAAGGCTCCTCTAAATTTGAATTTGAAATTGATGCGGACGACAAGAAGGCCATCCTTCAAAAGGACTTTGACCTAGGAGACGTGATACCGTGTCTAAGCTTTAAATTCAATTTATTTACGTTTGCAAGAATCTCAGGCCTTAAGTTTGTAGAAGAAAGCAATTTACAGACGCAGGTCACCATCGAATTAGAATTTGTAGAGGTTCAAGAAAACGCAACAAAAATGAAAGGAGGGGTCTCATGACAGCATACCCTTTAGACAACACGGAATATCTGGCAGAAGATCTGCGGATGTTCCACGCCGGGCGAACACCTGGCCTTTTTAATATCACCGGTGAAGACTTCGAAGTAAGAACTGCCGGCGGTATGAATATATCAGTCAGTAACGGGCTCGCCTTTTTAAAGACATCCAGCGACGGAATAGGTGGTATCGTTTACTCGCCTAAAGTCGAAACTACCCTAACAGCTACCGTCGCTACGAACTACACTAGATACGACTACGTGGCCATTCGATATGATAAGATCAGCAATTCATGCGGTCTTGTATATCAGAAAGGAACACAGTCAATGCCTACGCCTATTCGAAATCTAGAAGAATACGAGCTAATCATTGCGATTGTAGCTTTAAAGGCATCAGCTGGAGAAATCACGCAAGAAATGATTCAGGACGTAAGACTTGACGAAAACTACTGCGGTCTAACGGTTGATACTTTAACGCGAGTACCAACACAAGAACTATATGATCAATTCCAAAGTTTCTATGAAAGAATCCAGAAAGAAAATGAGGACACTCAATACGCCAACGGCGAGAAATTCAGAAAATGGTTCGAATCTTTAGAAGAAACACTTCAGGGTGAAGTCGCAACGGCACTAGCTGGCCGCATTCTAAACCTTGAAAACATGCTTCTGGACAATCACATTTATACAGAGCTTCAAGTTGACGTGGACAACACTCTAACCGACGAAGAGGGCACAAATATATTTGCGGACTGGAAGTATCAGGTTCAGTAGGTAAGATCATGAGACAAGGGACAACACCAACTCTGGTCATTCACACATCAGGACTTGAGCTAGAGAAACTAACAAGTCTATATTTAACGATTGAACAGAACGGGACTATTCTAACAAAAAGAATGGAAGACCTAGTGATTGAGGAAAATACTGTGGCCGTAACGCTAACCCAGGAAGAGACACTTCAATTTATACCTGGACGATATCAGGTACAAATTCGAGCTATCACCGAAGAAGGAACGGTTATAGCTTCCCCAATTCTAACCCGTCCTGTTTTTCCGGTTTTATATAAGGAAATCATAGAATGATGAAAGATGAATTTAGTATCAATCTAGCCGAGGAAAACGAAAGCCTGGGGTTTGATTTAAAAGAGCAATACGTCGCAGGAACAAGCGACTACAACAAACTGAAAAACAAGCCAACTCTAAACGGTAAAGAGATCATAGGAGCTATGGAAGAAGAGGACCCAACAGTTCCAGCATGGGCGAAAACAGAGACAAGACCGGTATATACACCGGAGGATATTGGAGCTATGGCAGATGGCTCTGTAACTTCGGTATCAACAAATGAATTAGATGAAATATGGAATAGTTTATAAGGAGGAAAAAAGAATGGCTATTGAATATTTAGATAAGAGTGGATTAACTCTATTAATCAGCAAAATTAAAACTGCATTAGGTGGAAAAGTTGATGTGGAAAGCGGCAAAGGCTTATCGACAAATGACTATACAAGCGAAGAAAAAAGCAAATTAAGTGGTATCGCAAGTGGTGCTCAAGCGAATGTGATTGAGTCTGTAAAGGTTAACGGTACAAAGGTTGAGCCAAGCTCAAAAGCTGTAGATATTTCAGTGCCAACAAAGGTATCACAATTAGCAAATGACAGCGGCTTTCAAAATGCTACACAGGTTAATTCAACGATTACAGGAAAAGGATATCAAACGCAATCACAAGTACAATCATTGATTAATTCGGCAGTAGGAAACATCGCATCTATTAAGTATGAAAAGGTAAGTTCATTACCTGTTACAGGATCGAATAGCGTTATCTATTTAGTTGCACATTCGCATGGAACGCAAGATATTTATGATGAGTATATTTGGATTGCAGACACTAAAACGTTTGAAAAGATTGGTAATACAGATATTGATTTATCGGGATATGTTAAGAAGTCAGAATTAACTGCAATCAGTACATCAGATTTAAGCACAATGTGGGGTTAGCATATGGCTTTCGTATTCAAAGACAAAGCTTCTATTCAGTGGCTTGTCGATAGAATAAAGTCTGTAACCACATCACATAACGCATTGAATCAAATGGTGATGAATAATCACTTTACTACAAACTTGAATGCTACAAGCGCTCAAGATTTAGTAGATGAAAAAGGAAATACAATCTTAGCCGATTGGTCTTATGAAGTAGCAAGTGGAGTAGTCGGCACGGATTGGACATATAAAGTCAAGGAGGAATAGAGAATGCCAGGGAAGCAAGTAACAGAATTAGACGCATTGCCCAGTTTCACGGATACAAGCTTATTGCCTGTGCACAATGGCGCAGGATTGAAAAAAGGAAAATTATCGCAACTAGCTAATTATTTAGGAACAAAATTCAGTAATCCGAATTTATTGATTAATCCGGATTTTAAAATCAATCAAAGAGGAAACAGTACTTACAGTTCTACAAATTCAAAAAAAATATATACTGTTGATAGATGGAATATTTATAACGCTAATCTGAATGCGTCAACAAAAGTGTTGACAAATCCAAATTCAAGCAGTGGACAATTTAAACAAACTTTAGAACTCCCTCTAATAGGAACATATACAGTAACAATTAAGGCTTCAAGAGTAAGCGGCAATGTGCATTTCTTTATAAATGAGAATGGCACTAATATTATTGATAAAAGCATTGTATCCGGATTGAATACCGTAACATTTACGTCAACAAAAGGGGTTTCGGAAGTTGGCGTTTTAATTTCAAGTGAAGCTTCATTGCAGATAGATTATGTAAAACTAGAAGAGGGTGCAGTCGCAACTGCATATACTGCTCCTAGCGCTATAGAAGAGTATCCGAAGTGTCAAAGATATTTTCAATATATCCCAAAATTGTATTGTGTACCACTTGTTTATACGAGAGATTTAATTAGTGTTTCAGAAAAATTCTTTCAAGCGACAAGTGGTAATTTACCTACAGAAATGAGAATAACGCCGACATTGACATATAAAGCACTAGGCCAAAGCGATAATTCTACATTTACTGGAAGTGCTTCTTTTGAACTTACTAGTAAATCAATTGATACAATTACTCTTGACCGTGCAATAAGCAACTTCACAATCACTATCAATGGTATAACTCTAGACGCAGAAATTTATTAGGAGGAAGCTATGGAGAACGAATATAAAGTATACGTATCCTTACAAGATGGATACATCACATCTATTAATTCAGGAATCTTTTTATCACAAGAAAAAATCTCAACTATGACAGAGATTGACCGAGGACAAGGTGATAAATACGCACACGCACAAAGTCAATACCTAGAAAAAGGATTAGTTGATGAAAAAGGTCGATACAATTATAAATTTGTAGAAAATGAAGTGGTTGAGGTTACAGATGAAGACAAACCAACTATTGAAGAACCAGAGCAACAAGCAACAGCACAGGATAAAATTGAAGCGCAAGTCATGTATACAGCCATGATGACAGATACGCTTCTAGAAGAAAACGAGGCTTAATTTATGTTTGAAAAAATCAAAAGATTTTATGATCTAAAACTATATACAGATAAGCAGGTAAGAAAGTTTTGCGAAAAAGGAATCATTACGACTGATCAGTATAAAAAAATCACTAGTGAAAACTACTAAAAAGGCTAGAATGTCTAGCCTTTTTATATATGACATAGGAGGAACAAAAAATGGATTTTGCAGAATTAAATAATTATTATGTTTTGGTGGTAGTGGTAGCATGCTTGATTGTAGGCTACATTTTAAAAACTTCATTTGAATCATTCCCAAACAAGTACATTCCAACGGTGCTTGCTTTAATTGGAATGACATTAAATCTAGCGGTATCAGGTCTTTCGATTGAAAGTGCCGTATATGGAGCACTGATGGGCTTATCTAGCACAGGCATGCATCAAGCATTTACAAGATTCATCGAAGGCAACACAGAAGAAAAATAAAGTAGGTGGTTTGTATGGATTTTACAATTACAAGCCAACAGATTGTATGGATTTGTGGCTTCATAGCATCCGTTTGGGGAGTTGTGAAGATTATTAAAGAATTGAAAAAACCGAGCGATGATTTAAAAGCTAAAGTTCAAAGACACGATGAATTGCTTCACAAAGATAATGAGCGATTAAATTCACTTGAGAAGATAACACTGAATCAGGAAGGTATCAATCGCAAATTAGAAGAACATACTCGCATTTTGTCCGATCATGATGGTAGATTGGATGAAGATAAAGAAAGAAGTAATTTGCTACTTAAGGCAAACATTGCAATCTTGAATGGTTTATTGTCAGATTCCGATAAGGAAAAGTTAGTCGAAACTAGAAATGAAATCCAAGATTTCTTGGTCGAAAAAAATTAGGAGGTATAATTCATGGAAGAAAAAGAAGTAAAATTTGAAGATTTATCAGAAGAAGCTCAATCTGAGTTATCAAATGGAAAAGAAGAAGGTGAAGAAGAATGTCATATTCAAGCTTAACAAATAAATATATTCCTGCTAGCGCAGACAACTATATGCGAGGACGTGGTGGCTATAAAGTATGTAAAATTACACCACACCACATGGCGTGTCAGTGGAGTGCCGAAAGATGCGCTCAATCATTCCAAGTAAGCGGAAGAATGGCTAGTGCAAACTATTGCATTGGTTCAGACGGTACGATTGTTGCGAATGTTGATGAAGAAAATCGTGCATGGACATCAAGTAATTACTACAACGATTGCCAAGCTATCACAATTGAAGTTGCAAATGAAACGTGTGCGCCTAATTGGACTATCTCAACTAAAGCATGGAATGCATTAGTAAATTTATGTGTTGATATTTGTAAGAGATACGGATTTAGATTAAATTATACAGGAAATGCGAATGGAAGTTTGACAGAGCATAGAATGTTTGCAAGTACAAGTTGCCCAGGCCCTTTCCTACACGATAGAATGCCTCAATTAGCACAAGAAGTAAATGCTAGATTAGATGGTCAGACTGTAGCACCAAGCGCTCCTAGCACTCCAAGCGCTCCAAGTGGCGAAAAATATTCAGTCGGTACACCTATCTGCACAAATACATTAAGCGTTAACTGTTACGGAACTTCTAAAATCTTGAAAGGCGATTGGAGTGGAACAATCGGACGTGTAATCAAAGGTGCTAAATATCCATATCGTGTTGATCGTAATGGGGTAGCTATTGGATGGACAAATGATGCAGGTATCGATACAGACCCTCATACACCAGTTGGAACAACACAGTCTAGTGCAGAAGTTATCGACCAAATTCTGCATGAAGGCAGCTATGTTACATCTGTACACATGAAAATTGGTAACCAAGGCTTGAAAAAAATCGGCGATGATTTATGTGCATACCTATCACAATTAGGTGGTTGGTTTCCAATTCGTATGGTAGACAAAGTGCCAAACTCAGATGGATATAATGACAATGTATTGCATACCACAAATGCAGTCGTTTATGTTACAAGAATTCGTGTAGATGCGGTTAATGTTCAAAAGAATATTGTTAAAATTGGCGGTATTTGGGTTGACCCAACACCATTAACTGAAATCGCATAAACAAGCGAATCTGCACATAAAAATGTCAAAATTGTACAAAATGCGCAAAAATTACAATTAAATATCAAAAAAAGTGTCATAATTTAAAAAATGACACAAATCCTTCAACTATTTTTCGTATACTTAGCCTATGATTAAGTTCATAGGCTCTTTTTTTATGCTATTATTTTCATAACTCGTCTACTAGTGTAGAAGGAGTTACTTAAATCGTATGAACTTTATACGATTTATGCTATAATCGTCTTAGGCCGAGCATGAGAAATTCCAAGTGAACCATGTTAGCTTGATGTACAAATCTAAGTTAGGCATATAGGTTTATTAGTATTGATCTATAGTCATACCAAGCGTGACTGATTGATATTATTTTTATGCAAGTCGATATTATTTTCTTACCACTGAATAGAATACATTCTAGAAGTACTTGAAAGGTGGTTCTTTTTATATAAAATTCATACTGATATGATATAATCATGTTGCTAGGAAAAAGCAGAGTGATAAAGGCCTAAGCTCTCTTTTGTGTAGAGACGATTGCAGACGTGTGATTGTATCTTCACTTTTCTCTTGTAGGCACTAGCATAAACAACAAAATGTGACAATTGCTAAAAGCTCCCCTTTTTAGATACTGTCACCAAAACGATTCCATACCTCATCCACATCAGGTATGGTTTTTTTTGTTTTTTTAACAAATCATATAATTAAGGTGTTATATTATTGATGTGTTAATTGTGACACGCCCTTTCTGATAAATATTCTTTACCAAAAAAGTCTCCATGCCAGCAGGAGGCTTTTTTGTATGCCTATATAATAATAAGGAAGAGAATTTACGAATTTGTGGCATAAAACTTTGGCGCAGTGGCATATAAAATGGAATATTTTTTAAAATTTTACAGAATAAAATGTAGTAATATAGGTGAAAATATGAGAAAATTAGTGTAGTTAGAGGAGAAAGGAAGATTAACTTATTTACCATTTTAAAGGTAATGGGTTAATCATGGAAAAGGCATTCAAGTATCGTATCTATCCAAATAGAGAACAAAGAATATTACTGGCCAAGACTTTTGGCTGTACTCGTTTTGTATATAATCATTATCTGGCAAAGCGTAGG